GCCTCTCATCTCCCCCTTGATCCATGCAACAACATCGAAGTCAGTGATGTCGATGATGTCATCACGATCCATCTTCTGTTTCTTGTAAACGGTTGTCGGGGTGGTTACCCTACGAAGCAGGCCGAAGACTTCCTCGGTCTTGCGGTTGCCCTTCATGTAACCCTTAGCCCGGGCCTCGTCCTCTGTAATATCAGCATAAGTTGTCTTAATTCTGCTGAACGGTGTGTGGTGTACACCGGCCATAACGACCTTAACCCACTCCTGATTACGATCGATAAATTCCGGAGTTGTGCCATTGACGTTCTTTGCATCCGGGAACAGGTAATCGATAGACTCGATACCATACTCCGCTGCGTGTGCCAGGAATGCGTCACTCAGTCTGCCGCCTCGGCCTCTGACATCATCGAATACGCCCTGCTGGAGGTCCATATACTCAGCGTGAGAAAGCTCGGAACCACCTTCAGCAATGCCTTCAAATACATTAAATTTCATATCATTGTCTCCTTCCATGTCGAAGTGTTCGGCCTCTCCGCCGTCTTCATCATCTTCATCATCTTCATCATCGCCTTCATCTTTTCCACCGGTCTTCTTCTTAAGATCGGCAGCGTTTTCAACAGCATAGGCGAATGCTGCATAAACCGTGTTTCTTTCATCTTCCGGAAGACCATTGAGAATTGCTTCCAGATCCTTGGGTTTTCCAGCCACTTCTTTCTTCTCCTCTTTCTTTTCGTCATCTGCATGCTCAAGCTCTGAGTCGTCGAAATATAAATGCTCAGTCATTGAGTCCATGTAGATCGTTGCCTCATCAGCCTCAAAGTCTGATTCCCAGCTGCCATCAGAATGCTCGATAATCGGATACTCGATAGTGGCGCCGTCATTTGCGCCGGCAAGAACGAGTGATACTTCACGAACTCGGCCGTGGTATACTCTGCCGTTGCTTTCCTTAAGCTGATTTGCATAAATGCTGAGAGCGGTAACATCACCATGCTCAATCAGCTCTTTGGCGTTCTGACCCATTTCGGTATTATTCAAATATCCCTCTGCCCACAGGCCCTGCGGACGATTAGAGAGGATGCAGTGACCAATTACAGCGTCTACATCCTTGTGATTATGCATATAGACGAGCGGAACTCTTTTGCCGTCCATATCTTTGAAAGCATCCTGCTGGATAGTCCGTCCATCAGTACATCTGATATTGTTTCGTGAGGCCCATCCTGCAAAATCGTATTTCATGTCAATTCCTCCTTAACCTGCCTTCTGTTTTGCTAAAATATCCTTAATAGCGGCAGCATCTCCACCGCCCTCAGGAGCTTCTTCAGCAGGCTTTTGTACTTCTTCTTTCTGGTTAATGTTCTTGTTCCTAAGCTCGTCAGCACCCTCCTGAGTAGACGGCTTGAATCCGATAATCTGACGCACTTCATTCGAAGAGAGAATCTCATTTCGAGTAAACTTGTCAGCAATATCAGCCATCTGGTTAACCGGCACTAACCGGAACGCATCACGGAAGAACAAAATATCCTGGCCTTGTGAACGAGCAGTCTGTGTGAGAAACTTCCAACGCATACCATCAACAATTGCTGAGATAATCGGCTCAACTGTCCGGTTGTGGTAATTCAGCATTGTCTCTTCGTTGGCTGTTCCAGCAAAGACTTCTTCAGTCATGCCTAACTGGCTGTAGACCATCTTTGTATAGAATTCAACTTGTGCCAGGAGTTTGTTTTCGATAGCTCGATTGAGCTGAGTGATGTGTTCTGCAGCATCAATGTATGCGATGCCGTATTTGGAGCTGGCTAACTGATCTTCGATTTCCGTTCGTCTCTGCTCTGCAGCGAGTTTCTTAGCTGGTGACTTAAGTGGGTAAGGAAGCTGAATAATGAGGTCAAGCTTACCATTTGCGTTCTGTTCATCGATCGTATCAAGCAAGTTAAGTTTCCTGATCAGTCTCTGTAAAGTCGAATTATACTGATTCATTACGGAGTACAGCGGATTCTCAATGATTGCTGTGAACGACTTATCAACAAAAATCTGCTCGTGTTTGCCTGTATCCTCGTTATAGAGATCAACCTTTACCTGGGTTGGATACCACTCAAGTACCTTGCCGCATCTGAGCTCAAGCGGATCGAAACTGCCAGCGAAGGGGTTTCCATCAGCTCGTGTAGGAACAATAGCGATTACACCCTCATCCATCAGAGACATAGCAACATCCTGTCTAAATGCCCTGGCCGTCTGATCTCGGTTGGCTGCCAGGGTAAAACAAGAATTAAGACCGGACTTCATGGATTCTTTGTAACGTCCATTCTCGTCCAGTCTTACATGTTCAACTCTTAATGAAGCCACATCGATGGCAATTCTGGTGTAGATCGCATTAACAAAAGAGCGCTCATTACCGTAATGGAGTCGTTTCCGGTCCGGTCTCTGAGCGCTTCCGTATTCTCGTCTAATTGTTGGGTCTCTGCCCATGAACGCATTCCACGCATTCGTAAACCTATTTAGTAAGCCCATAGGCAATTACCCCCATTTTGAATTGATTACAAGTCTTGTGCCTTCCGTGTAAACAGCATTAGCGTCGTCGAAGTGTTTGGCCCGCTTTTTTTTCGCCAATAGTTTTTTACTATCTATATAACGCTGCAATGTTGTTCCGGATCTTTTTATTGCTTGTTTATACGCATCACTATCGCTTCCAGTTTGTCTATAGACTGCTTTGGCATGTTTGTACGCATTTTCATTAGATCTTGAGGCTTTTTCGACGCTATCTCTTGCGTTGCTTATCTGCTTCTTAGCTTTAGGACCTTCTGTTGAGAGTTGTTTTCTTTGTTTGCTTTTACCAAGAGTAGATTTTAGTCTATCTTTAGTAAGACGAGTTTTACGCTTTGCAGAGTCAACTCTACCGGCTATAGATTTCGGATAAGACTTAGCATCTTTCTTTACCTTGTATTCATTATCCCCGGCTTTAAAACTCTCTTTATTAGACTCAGAGTAGGCACTAGCCCAATCGTCTTTGTTTTTGGCTGAATAGACTTGTTTAGTTAATTCATGAGCACGTTTTTGTTGACCCTCAGCTAATCTTGCATTGCGATTAATATCTTTCTTAACACCGATACCAGTTTTAGATCGAACGGTGCTTTTAACGTCATCGCTAGTTTTTTTAGCAGCATCGACTGCATCAGAGATTTTGCTTTTAGCTTTGTCTTGGGTCAATCTGGCTTTGCGCTTTACTGAATCAACTTTAGATGCTAAAGAATTATCGTAAGCCTGCTTCGATCTTTCACGATTTACAAACATGTTTCCGCTCGCAGCAGCTTGTCTGTCGTATTCTTTATACCGATTCCAGTTGTCTCTCTCAGCGGCAGTACGAGATTCACCATATCCTTTCCAGGCGGCATTGGCCTGCTCGTGCATTGACCGCTTATTGTTCGCATGTAGCCTTGCCGCTTTTTCAAAATCTTTTTTGTGTTCGGATCCGTAAGCATATCCGATTTCTTTTTTGGCTTTAGCAGCAGCACCGCTGATCTTACTAGCCATCTTTGTCCTGAATTCCGCTACAGACATTCCAGCCTTCTTGGCCATTTCTTTAAGCTTCTCATCGTCTTCAGCGAATCCGCCACCTCCGCCAGCTTCAGCGTCTACGCCATTACCAGCCATGAGGTGCTTACCCCATTTCATGCCCTTGACACCATGATGCTCGAGGTATGGCTCACCGGCATTGATGAAAAGAGTGCCGTTTTTTACATAATGTGCCATATTATCTCCTTAATACTAATGAACTTCCGTACGTACTGGGGTGTGTCTGTAGTAATTACTTTTAGTTGCCGCCCACTTGTCTTTTTTGTTGTGTTTCTTATCATGCTTAACTGAATATCCGGTTCCATATGCTGACTGGTAATACGTACCTTCAAACAACTTTTTCTTATTTCCGGAATTCTTTAGATCTTTATTAAAACCACCAGTCAAGTATTGCCTTTGGACCTTATATGTCTTATATGCGTAGTCTGGGTTTGCATCGATTGACTTTAAGATGGCGGCAACTTGTATTCCAGACTTTACAAAATCCTCATTTGAATAGTCTATAAGTTTATTTATTCGTTCAACATTAGCCTTACCCTTATCGATCTTTCGTTGAAGCTTTTTAGACTTCTCAGTATTACCTTGTTCGTCAGCTTTTGATTTTTTATACGAATACTTGTTGACTTTGTTCTGATAGTAGTTTTTATTCAAATCCAAAGAACTAGTCGTTCTAGATGATGCTGACATTCTGCTATCGAGTCTATTAAGCTCCTTAGTCATACGCCTAGCTTCACGTCTCTTTCCAGCATCAGTTAACGTACCATCAGCTTTCTGGAATCTTCGAACGCCCCAGCGCTGACCTTTGATTCCATGATGGGTGAGACCGTCGGAAGAATCGACGAAAAGAACCCCATTTTGAATTGTGAAGGAATGCTCAAGAATCTCCTTGGCTTTCTTCTTTTCTCTGTCCATCATGTCATTGTTGTCCTTTTCTAGTTTTTCGAGTTCACCTCGCTTTTGCAAATACTTCCGATCGAGAGCTTCTCGCTTAGGCGTTCCGGGATCGTATCCAGGTCCATTTATAAGCTTATAATAATAATCGGTTAATTCTCTACTAGCCTTATTAATCTCTTTAGCATTCTTTCTATGCGTGGTCTCTATTTCGCCAACTTTCTCATTGTATTCAAATCGACGATTGCGCTTAGAAGAGAACGGATTCTCAGTATCAGCAACTTTCTTTGCCTGTCTCTCAGAATAGCCTTGTGCCTGAAGCGCATTAACACGATTGTTATACATCGTATAATTCGCTTCGTCACGCCCCTGTAATCTAGAAGTTTTCTTATACTCATCTTCCATAGCCTTACGAGCATTGTCTTCTTCTTCTTTAAGAGCCCTATTGGTTATCTTTTTTGCAATGGCATTTATTGGATTAAGCTTACTAGGAAGTTCCTTAGCTTTGCCTTTAATGTAGTTGGCGGCTGTTTCACGATCGAAAGCGCCATTACTATTGGCTCTAGCAGAATCTGTGAATTGGCGTCTGGCTTCCATCATGTCGTCGATTGTAGCTTTTGCGGCTTTCTCATCCTGTTTCTTAGCCCGCTCTTCAGCAGCGTCTTCCTTAACCTGCTTTGCCTTCTCCATAGCCCGATTATTTCGATAGCGATCCTTGTCAATCGGCAGACTACCCTTCTGAGAGAAGAGGGCGTCATCATCTCCGCCACCTTGTTTTTGTTGTGGAGCATTCTGACGGCTTGCGGCAGCTTTCTCAGCTTCACGCTCTTTTTCCCTTCGATCAAGATACTCCATACGTTCTTTTCGAGCTATCTTCTCATCATGGGCATCCTTAGCTGCTCTGTACTCAGGATCGCTATCGTACTTCATTTGTTCAAAGACATTCTTTCCACCAGAAGTAGCCTTCTCAACCCATGATTGACCGGTAGCATCGGTACCACCTCCGCCACCATTGAAGTCTTGACCCTTCTTAATAGCATCAAGAATGGATGAATCAGCCTCAGCTTTAGTCTTCTGAGCTGTGAACTCCTGTGTATCAGCAGACGCGATTGCTCTTCGAAGAGTTTGTTCGTGAATGGCAATATCGCGCTCTTCCTTGGCCGCTTTACGAGCTTCTTCAGCATCTTCACGCGCAATCTTTCTTTCGCGGTCTTCTTTATCCTGTCTAGCTTTCTCTTCAGCAGCTTTACGCTTGATCGGACTGAGACTCTGACCTGTAACGTCTTCATATGTTTTAGCAACAGTTCCGACGTTTTGAGCAATTGTACCAACGGCCTTCGCAATCTCAACGCCCTTCTGAAGAGTTGCCATCTTCATTTCGTCTTCGAGTTTAAATCGATCGTTAAGTTTTCTGATCTCCTCATTAGTGAAGAGATCCTTGTTGGCCATTACTCCAAGACGAGTCTTTGAAGCTTTCTCTTTCTTCTTCTGAAGTTTCTCAGCTTCTTTTTTCTCATGATGTGCCTTAACTGCCTTTACAGCATTCCCACCAGCTTTTACACCAGCCTTGAACGCCTTACCGACAGTCTGAGCCGCACCCTTAGTAGCATAGCCAAGACGTTTACGACCAGCATTAGTCAGAGATCCGTCTCGATTCTGGAATCGTCGAACGCCCCAGCGTTGGCCTCTGATTCCATGGTGTTCCAAATAGGAGGAATCACCAAGAATTAATGTGTTACCTTCTATGTACATAGTTCCTCCTATGGATGTGTGTTTTACCTTATTGGAGTTTGTTACCCAGCTATGAGATTTAATTCCGTGATGACTTAATGAACTCATTCAAACATCTCCTTGTTTACTTTGTAAGAAACATAGGCGTCCATCATTGCCGCCACGTTGTCAATCTTTTCTTCATAACGTCTCTTCCAGAGCTTTCGATTACCATTGGTGTCTTCCAGAACAATGCAATGGCTCATACAGAAAGTCATAAGCTCTTCATCGAATAGGAGGAGTCGATCTTCAGCCATGTCTTTCAGTTCGCCAAGCGGTACTGATTCTGTCTTGAAACCCTGAGGAACTTTCTCGATTCCAAAAGGTCCATTCTCAACTTCCCAGCGCTGAATGAATTCTTTTGCGTTATACGGATCATAGCCAAGACAACGGACATCGTAACCAGATTCTTCAATGAAGTGTTCTAGATCGTCATAGACCTCCATCATGTCAATGGTGGTGCCTTCCAAGACGACCAGACTACCTTCCTGCATGAAGAGTCCGTACTTTTCTCTTAAGGATTTCGGAAGTTTATCGAGAGTTCGAGAAGAGATGTAACTTCGGGACTTTACACCGAAGTAGCCTCTAGATAGAGGGAATAGAAATGTTGCCGCACAGAAGTCATCGCCCTGTGAAAAGTCGAGACCAAGTGAGCACGGCAAATTCCAGAAGTTCCTCCGTCTATGCGGAAGAGTCTCCTGGTATGTAAAGAAGTACGTATAGCCTTCCATCGGGATTCCGAAACGCTTTGCTAAAATATCGTTTCGTGCAGATGGAGCGTTCTCAGCTCTTTCTACATCTCGCTGGTAGGCATCGTACGTAACGGTCAATCCAAGGTTCGGATTGGCCTTCAACCACATGTCTGGATCGGCTACTTCTTTAACGTCGTCAAGTTTGTAGTACCAGATTGAAATGTGGGGCGCATAGTATTCGCCTTTAAGGATGCTCATTAACTCCATTTTGATGTCATCGCCACATCCATTACGAACACATCCTTCGGAGCTGGTTGCGAGAATCATGTAGTCATCCATACCGCCCTTAGCAGCACCCTGCTCAAGAGCTGAGATGACATCTTCTCGCGTTGTACCGGAAAGCCACTCGTCAACCGTAACGTACTTACATCTCAGACCCTGAAGCTTGTCAATTGACATGGGTCTAATCTCAAGAAGAGAACCAGTAATGAAGTTCTCGATTCCTTTCTTGGTTGATGCAAGCTTCTGGCGATTAGCTTTCGAGCCAGTTGTGTTCTGAAGAGACCCTTCTGTTAGGAACTTGAACAGTGGGCCTCGTGCTCTGACGATTGAAGTCCGAATTGGCGAAAGAACCTCTTCAGACTGTTTCATTGTCGGAGCTGTAGTAACCTGATGTGTAGTGGCCGGATCGATGTTAAGTCCAAACGACTGAACACAAGAGTCATACATAGACTTAGCAGCGCCACGAGCAACGATCAGGTATTGTTTAAGGGTGAGCCTCTTCTTTTCGACTTTGCGAATGTAGTGCCCACCCTTTGAATTCTTATGTCTAACGTAAACAGACCGTTCAGAAAAGTAATACCATCCAAACAACTGCTCGCCCCAGAGCTTGAATGAATCCAGAAGCTCCAGGTCTCTACCATCGGTCAGTGTAAGCTCGTTCTCACAATACTTAATCCAACCTTCTACAGCCAGGTCGTCATAGTAATACCGAGGATCGCGGATTAAGTCGTCGATTCTATTCATCTCCATTGAGATCTCTCGACAAACCGGAATCTCACCTCGAATTACTCGTTCTCTGAACTGACCGTAATACTTAGGAGTAGCAGTGTTTGATAGCATTGATTACTCCTTCTGTTTACCGAGGACTACAGGCCATGTAAGAGGTCCACACCAGCCATCCGGTTTGAGACCGTGATCACGCTGGAACTGAAGGAGGGCGAATTCAGTGTTGCCTCCAAAGTCATTATCTTTCTTAAGCGGCTTACCGTCAGCCCCTTTGTAATCCTGACCTCTCAGACAAATCTGGAGAGTGCCAACGTCCTCGTTATTATCACCTTTGTGAATCTGTCTGAACTCCACTTCGTAAACTCCCTCCTTGTTCTCAACCGAACCACCAAGATAGGCGGCTACTGTTTCTTTGAACTTCTTCCAAGTCCAGTTAGGTCCGTCTCCAGGGTTGTCAATGTAAGGAGACGGACAGTGCTTGTCTGTAATTTCTCCGTGCATCAACAGGTTTGACAACGGGATGTTGTACTCCTGCATGATCCACGCAGCCAGATGGGCGCAAGCTTTCTGAGTAGCCTCTGTGAAATACCATCTACCGTTCGAGCCGTACGT